AAGACCTCCGCAATCAGTTCCGGGCATCCTCGTCAGCATATAACTGATGCCTACCCTCCTCAATAAAACAACCGGGATTCTGGAGGATGTTCCATTCCCGGAGGTGAATCAAGCAATCACCTCTGGAGAGTATGGATTCCAATCCGGACCTCCTGTGCCGTTGGAGAATCCATCCGGCCAGGTGTACCTGATGCCTGCGGACAAGGCATCAGAGATCATCTCTGATCACTCTTGGAAATTTCCTTCACAAGAAAAGACGAATCAGTTTTTCAGCGCACTCCAGAAGGATATCTCCGCAGCAGATGAGGAGGCACGCCTGGAGGATGAGTATGGAGATGCACCAGTTCAGGCAGGATTGTTTGGTGCTGCAAGAGGACTCACACTTGGACTCTCTGATCCACTTTGGCGCTCCCTTGGAGTCAGTGCAGAACGACTCCGGGAACTGGAGAAGCGTCAACCTGGACTCTCCACGACTGCCGAGGTCGCCGGTGCATTGGTGCCTCTGCTCCTTCCGGAACCCGCATCGAGTGCAGGTGCTGCTGCACGGTTGGCGCTCCTTGCAGGAAGAGGGATCACTGGTGCTGCTGCACAAACCGGGCGCGTTGCCGCAAAAGCGCTTGGAAGGCGGATTGCCGGCGAGGCCGGGAAGCAGTCGCTTGCAAGAGCCGCCGCACCATTGGCGCTGGGAGGATCAGTTGAGGGCGCACTCTATGGAGTTGGCGAGACCATCTCTGAGGATGCACTTGAAAACAAGGAGATGAGTGCAGAGGCGTTTGTTGGAAATGTTGGAGTCGGAATCCTGCTTGGAGGTGCCGGTGGCATCCTGCTTGGAGGAGGATCAGAGATTGTGAAACGCTCTGCACGCAAGCTGCGGCACGACCTGATTCTTGATGAGAGGATGGCGAGGGATTTCAAACGACTCACCCTGACGAATGCACAGCAGGCAGGATTGAAGGTTTCTCTCACTGATCCACGACCGTTGCCGAGGATTCTGAGTAGTGAGGATATGAGACAGTTTGCACCACGAGATAAAAAAGGAAAGATCAGTCATGGAGGATTTGGACGTGCAATCAAGGACAAGATCAATGCGGGTGCGTCCTCTGCGTGGGATTCTGCAAAAAGTGGTGCTGCGTGGTTCACAGGTGCAGACAAGCAACTGATGGATGAGTTCTTCTCTGCAAACCCGGAAGCGGCAAAACTGAGGAAATGGGCGTTTGCGTCTGGATCAGAGAGGATGCAGCTTGCAGGACAGTTTCGCAAGGAAGTCGAGACGATGTACCGGCAGACCGACAGGATGGTGCAACAACTCACGGGAGCAGAGAAGTATGCACAGATCAGGAAACTCCTCGATGGTGAGGATGTGCAACCAGTGAAGCGTGCAGTAGAGGATATGATTTACAGATTCATCTCTGTCCTTGATGACATGAAAGCACAGGGAGATATCTACCTCTACAAACCTGCAATCGCCAGGATTGAGGGTGCATTGTTTGGTGGCAAGGGATTTGGAGAAGGACTTCTGGGAAGAGTGGAAAAGGCACAAACTCCATTCCAGATTTTCAAGGTGTTGGACAGAACAAAGAAGCAGATGATTGATCCACATCTCAAGTTTGGAAGAAATCTACAGGCAACCGAGGCAGAAACAATCAACAACCTTGCACGGAATATCCGTGATCCAATCCGGCGCATCTTGGAAAATGATCAGGTTTTTGGTCAAGCCGGAACATTGCAGAAGCGCATCAACCGTGCCGCGTCTGATTACTTCGATTTCCTTGATATGTTCAGAAGGAACTTCACCCTCAAACGCTATGTCAAGGGTCGTCCTGTTTATGATGTTGATGACAACAAGATTGTGAGTTTTCTGAATATGCGAGGACGGTTTCATGCAACAAGCTCGCCTCGGAAACTCTCTGGTCCTGGAGGAATGAACGAGTTGTTTGAACAACAACAGAAAATTAGTGCAATTGCAGAAGGAATTGATCCTGAAACCCAGCAGTTCCGGAGGATTCTCTCAGGAGATGAGGGTGGAGAGATGCAGCAGATGGATGATATCATTGATTTCTTCACAGAACACAATGCACTTCGTCAGAAATCGTGGGATGAACTTGTGCTTGGAAAAGACCGCCTGATCCTGCGAGAGGGCATGAGTGATCTCAAGAAATCCGTGGATGAAATATCCTCCACCTTGTCAGAGATTCAAGAGAATTGGGCAGCATCATACAAACTTAAAGACATGGCAGGAGGAAGCTACACCCAGAAGGCAGTGAATGCAATCCAGAAACTTGATCAAGTCCGGGTGAAAACACTGGATAAGATGCGACGCTCTGTCATCCGCATGATGCGCCCAGCAGGTGCAGCAGGAAAGGCTGCTGCCAGAGGTGCAAAGATCGAAGGATCTGCGATGGAGGAAGGAGTCAAATTCACCGAGGAAATCAAGGGTAGAAAACCTGAATCAAAAGCAAAAGAACAGGAACGGTTCAAACAGGAAACAGATGAGATCAGTCAGCTAGTCGCAGATCCTGCATTAATGATGGTGCGGATGGGAGACAGTCTGGAGGAGATCAGCCTGGTTGCACCTGAGACTGCAATGGCAATCACTCAGACAAGCCAGCGTGCAATGCAATATGCATTTGACAATATCCCGGTCTCGGCAGTTGGAGAAACCATTGTCTCGGAGGATTACACTCCAAGCATACAGGAACTCTATCGGTGGAGAACCGTGATGAGAGCAATCCAGAATCCACTTGTACTGACTGATCAGATTGCATCCGGGTTTGTGATTCCAAAAACCGTTGAAATCTTCTCCCAGGTGTATCCTGAGATGATGAATGAACTCAGGAAGATCACGCTGGAAGAATCCACAAAGAATCGGCAGATGTCGATCAAGCAGCAGATGCTGGTCTCACAGATCATGGGAGTCCAAGGTGCATATCGCCGCCTGACTCCGGGATTCCAGCAGACGTACCAGCAACCGTCTGGCGCAGGACTCCAGCGGAGGACAGAGAAGGTTCAGGATCTGGCAAAACTGATCAAGACTCCAATGCAGGGAGTTGCATGAAACTCGTTGTATTGGCCTTCCTGCTCGTTACAGCAGGAGGTCCGGCATGGGCAGATAAGTTGATGGAAGAACCTGTGCGCGAGAGGCCATCTGCTGCACAACCACAGTCCTCCAATCAGACTGAACAGATCATTGATATTTTATTGTCTCAAGGTGTTGCAGGAGTCGGGCTAATAGTTTTGGCCTGGTGGATTAAAACTACAACTACACAGGCGCGGGCAGACCGGATTCGAATTGAGGAAAGAGTATTCAATTTGGTCGAAAAAACTAATTCACAACTTGCAGAACAACATGGTGAACTCACAAACATCTCCCGCGAACTGGAACGACTCCGAGCCTGAAATGCTGGTCGATGTTTCATTTGAGTCAGTAGCAAAAACATGGAAAATGTTTCCTCTTGCGGGCAGTGATCAAATAAAAATAAAACAGACCTGGAAACCGATGCAATGGAAATTAACACAATCGTAAAACTGATTGAACAACTGGGAGTTCCAATTGTCGTCCTCGGATTTTGCGGGTGGTACATCAAATTCTTGCAACTTGGATTTGCTGCGGATCAGGTCGCGGCGCAAAAAGAACGAACAGATTTACAAGATGGATTCACGCGGGAACGTACAGAAATGCGGCAGCAGGATATTGAAAATGATCGTCAGTTGGTCGAGATTGTGAAAACTACCAGTGACGCATTCACAGAGATGAAAACTGCACTTGCAGAGCAGACTTCAACGATGAGGGAATTGCTTGGACGACTTGATACTAAAAGAAGAAAGTGATTACAAAATGAATGCGAAACTGATGGCAGGGATATTCCAGAAATTGACCACGAAAAGATTTGTCTCAGAAATCATACTCACACTCCTTGAACACCTGGCGAAGCAGACTGAATCGAAGGTTGATGATAAGCTCGTCCAGGTCTGTCGAAAAGCTCTGCTTGAAGAGACTAAGAAGGCGTGAACTCCTGCTTGCGGCACCTCCATTGCTTTTTGGAATATATTATATGAATAAGTATCTTACCAAAAACTTCACAGTTGATGAGTTCAAATGCCGAGGGACCGGGCGCTGTGAGATGGATCCTGCGTTTCTTGAGAAGCTCCAGTTGATCCGCGAAGAGTTTGGAAAACCACTCTATCCATCGAGTGGATTCCGAGCGCCAGAGTACAACCAGACCGTCTCGAAAACCGGACTGCATGGACCGCACACTACTGGACACGCAGTTGATATCCTGATCTGCGGGAGCAACGCGATCCGGCTCATGGAAATTGCACTTCGGCATGGAATAACCGGAATCGGAGTGAGTCAGAAAAACGATCACGCTACCAGGTTTTTACATTTTGACGACCTCACCGGCGCTAACCGCC